CTGTCCCCAACGTGGGGTTTGTGGTTGCGGCAGTTAGAACTGGCGTATATGAAGTCCACGCCGCATATGGGGACTGGTCGATGTTCCCCACTATCACCCACGCTGTACCCGAATACACCAACATCTGGTTTGTATCAGTTTCATAGATAATCAAACCCTCAAAAGGAGAAGATGGGCGCGTGCTGCTTGTGCAAACAACGGCACCGTTTACGGTTTTCCAGTTTGAACCATCATAAGAACGAACGAAATCGGTATCTGTTTCATAAATGGTTTGACCCTCGAACGGGGACGCAGGCCGAGTACTACTCGTACACACCCCCGGCCTAACAAGCGACTGGGCACCAAGAACAGACGACAAAGGCATTAGCCGAGCAGCATCCTTGCCTCATCCTCAGTGATACCAAGACGAGCCAACAGGGCTTCACGGGCGGCCTGCTTGTCAGCCTTCTCCTGCTCGATAGCGGCAAGTGTCGCATCCCACAGGCCGTCAAGTTCTTCCTGTGACGGCTTCGGGGTGTCAGACAGCCATGTGAGACCGTCGTATTCGTCGCCGTTTAAGGTCCATTCGGAGCCTTGGTAGTGGCGGGTGAGGATGGCTGGGTAGTCAATCATTGTGCAATCTCCATAACTGTAATCGTTGATGATGTTCTGGGCCACGAAGCGGTATCTGTATCTGTTGCCGTGCGGTTTACATAAAAAGTTTGGGTGCTTGTAGCCAGACCTTGTATCTTATAGGTGGTAGCGGCAGTGGTCGCTGGGCTATCAAGGAACATGGCTGAACCCGCGGCGGCAAAGTTGTTGCCCCAAGAAGTTCCTATGCTGGAACGTGTTCTGCTACCGGCGGCATCTCCAATGGCGATTGCAGTGGAGCCTCTTACTATTTGAAAGTTGTTGAATCCTGTTCCGTTAATCGACATACAGCCGATATGAACGGTTACTAATATTTTGCTGTTGTCAAATTTTGGGGTGATAGTTACAGACAGGCCCGTTACGTCGGTGTAAGAGGTTGATGTTGAAGTGAAGGTGTCGGTTTTGGTGGTGGACACAACCTGTAGCACCGTGTTGTAGGCGACACCAAGAGCGTTCTGCCATTTATCCGCACGAATAATCGAACTCACCCAGCCACCTCCAACAACGTAATGGTGCTAATTGTTCGTGGCTGCGCAACAAGGTCAGCATCATTGCCATTTCTGTTAATTGCAAAAGTGCCTGAAGAAGTTCTAATTTGTATTTTGTAAGTAGTCGCAGATGTTGTCGCTGGACTATCAAGAAAACTACCGCCCAAAGAACCCAAATACTGCGTGTCGGTGCTTTGGGACATTGACGAAAATGCCCTAAACCTGTTTCCAGCAGCATCACCCAAGCCTATTTGCGTAGAGCCTCTTAGCAATGCAACATGGTCGCCAATACCACCTCCAGTAGATGTTGCTCCACCATACATAGTTACTTGAACCAAAATCTTGCTTGAAGTTGCTGACGGCGTGATTGTTGCGCTAAGACCTGTTACATCAACCAATGAGGAACTAGTTGTAGTAAAAACATCGGTTTTGGTTGTGCTTACAACTTGCAAAATGGTGCCTGCTTGTGTGAGCACGTTCCCGCTGGGTACGGTGATGGTGCCTGTTCCGCCGACCGCTGTCAGGTTTCCGACACGAAGCGTACTCACCCAGCCACCTCCAAAACCGTAATCGACGAAGCAGTGCGCGTATACAAACCAGAATCAGAATCAGTGCTGGAACGGTTTATGTATGTTGCGACCGCGCTGTCACCTGCCCTAAATTGAATCTTGTAAGTTAACGCAGAAGTAGAAGCAGGTGAATCCAAATGGCACCCAGAAAGAGTGGACCCAAAGGAATCGTACAGAGTTTGACTAGCCCTAACCCTGCTACCAGCCGCATCACCAATAAAAATATCGGTTGAACCACGAAGAAGTTTTATAGAAGCGGTAGTAGATGCTGAAGTAGCGACGTGGCATGTAAAAATTACAAGTATTTTGCTATTTGAATAACTCGGTGTAATAGAAACAGATAGACCAGTAACGTCACTAAATGTAGAACTTGAAGTACTTGAAGTGTCGGTCTTGGTGGTTGACACAACCTGCAAAATGCTTCCCACCGGGGCGAACGCCGACCCAGATGCCACCGTGATTCGATACCCCTCAGAAGCCAAACCTTCCAACTGGCCAACAGCAAGTTTGCTCACACGATACTCCAACTCGAACCAGACGGAACCGTCACCGTAACACCAGACGCAATCGTAATCGGCCCAGCAGACATCCCGTTATAACCAGAAGGCATCGAAAAATCCACCGAAATCGTTTGATAGTTCAACGCGATAGGCCCAGACAAAGACGCCCACGATGTTCCATCCCACACCGACATCGTGTTCGTGTCAGTCTCATACACGACCATGCCGTCGTAGGGGACTGCGGGACGGTTGGTGGAGGTGCAGGCTCCGGGTCGTAGCCCTTGGGTGGTAGCGGAAATGGTCATGAGAAAGTGATTGTTCCTGTGCCAGCGGTGAACGTGGTCACCTTGTCTGAGCCTACCGTGGTAGTTGAAGCGGTAAGGCCACTTCCAACATTACAAGTGAAAGAAGATGGGTAACGAAGAATAACAACACCAGAGCCACCAGCGCCTTCAGTTGCTCCAGCGGGTCTTCCTCCGCCGCCACCACCACCAGTATTTGCTTGACCAGAAGTTCTAGTGGTGCCAGAAAAAATACCGCCGCCTTGACCGCCACCACCAGAGCCGCCTGATGCACCAGTTGTGCCAAAAGAACCTCCTCCACCACCGGCACGGGTGACCGATGAACCGGTTATGGTTGAGGCAACACCATTGCCGCCCGTGCCGCCATTGGAAGCACTGGAATTTCCACCAACGGCTCCAGCGCCACCACCTCCAGCGCCACCATATCCAGAAGCCCCGGCCCCAGAAGAATTACCTCCAGCGTAACCCTGATTAGCGGTTCCAGCAGCGCCGGTTCCGGTGTTGTATCCAGCACCACCACCAGAACCGCCACCAGTAATTGTATTGGTTCCATTGTGCCAACCCCCACCACCACCGTTAGAAGTAATAGAACTAAAAACGCTATTAGAACCACTACTTCCATTTGCTCCGTCTGTAGACGCCCCGTTTCCACCAGCCCCAACCGTAACGGTGTAAGAGGTTGAAGTCAGAATAGACATGGCGGCTTCAGCGGATGCGCCACCACCAGAAGTTTCGTTGTTCCAGTTCGTCCTGTACCCACCAGCGCCGCCACCGCCGCCAGCAAGAGTCGAACCACCTCCGCCGCCGCCAACAACTAAATAGTAAACCGAAAATTCTGCGGCAAATAAAACTCCAGTAGACCAAGCAGAACCAAGCCACACTTTTTGTAATGAAGTATCTGTTTCAAAAATTGTTTGTCCTATGAAAGGGTTTGTTGGACGTGTCGTAGAAGTACAGATACCCGGTTTTAAACCTGAATAGTTATAAGTATTGTCAATTCCCATTACGAAACCGTCTTTGCGCCAGACCATCCTCTAGGCAAATAGATTCTTTGCGTAGAAGTATTGGTTTCAAAAATCCACATGCCGACATGAGGATTAGCCGGTCGCGTGGTGGTCGTGCAAACCAAACAAGACATGGAACCGATACCCATTACGCTGTCTGCTTCTCCCAACCAACAACAGTCACCGTCACCTTCGACGCAGTATCCGACAACCCCTCCAACGTCTCACCAGCCGCCAACACAATCGCCGTATCAAACACAACCGTGTCATTCGCACCAATCGGCAACGCAGACATCAACCTGTTCGCTGCTGTAGCCGCATCACCAACAGCCAAAGTCACCGTACGGTCAACCGTATCCGTGTTACAAATAACAATCTGCTTCAAAATCTCCGCATACCCAGTAGCCGCAGTACAAATAGTCGTCGTCGAAGTACCCAACTGGACCGGCCCACCAAGCCGCGCCTCGTTCCTGTCACCAACAGCCATCTTTAAACTCCAATATCCATCGTGATAATTGCCGCAAGAACATCCGAGTTCATCGGCTTGTTCACCTTATAATCCAGACTAGTCGCAACAGTCGAACCATTCACACCCACCTTCGCCTGCAACGCCTCAATCGCATCATTCGCATCCGCGTGCTGACCCGCGTGAGACGGGCTAGTTAAATCATCCGAAGGCTGAGGATTAGTCAGCGAATCAAGAGAAGTGGGAAAGTTAGTCGCCACTCAGGGCACCCCAACTAGTCCAACGTCAGCGTCAAAGACGTGATTTGGAAAGTATCCCCAGCCGTCACAGCAGCAGAAGCCGACAAAGAACCCGTCCACAAACAGTTCCCAGCCGAAGCCGCATCCCACATAGACCAATGCGTATACGTCTCCGTGGCCGCCACGTTCGTCCACTCCAAAGTAGCGCTAGAAGACATCGAACCGGACGAAGCCGCACTCCACGTCACCGACTCACGCGACGTCTCCGTAGCCGTATTGTTCGTCCCATCCTCACCCGGGTCACCCGTGTGCAACCCCACATAGCAGGTAGTAACCGCGAACGACTGATTACGCAAAGTATCAAGCAGCTTGTTTTCCGCGTAGTTACTAATCGACATTCATCAACCTTCCGACTTGAACATCATACATGATGGTGGGGCGGGCGGTGGAGGGGAGCCGCCCACCCCGGCGCAACAATAGCAAAAGGCCCGCCCCGAAGGGCGGGCCTCTCACTCAACTGAAGTTGATTAGTTAGCGCCGATGCTTGACGCCGACTCGATGCGGCCGAGCGCTTCCTCACGGAAACGACCGTAACCACCAAGCCAGTACCAACCCGTCGGGTTGAAGCGACGGAGCACGTCAACGACTGGGCCTTCCACGATACGTGGGAAAGCACCGTTGCCATCAACAACGCTGTACGCCTTTGCAAGCGACTGACGGCCCATCACATGGGTGCAGTACACGTCAACCGTTGCAGACGAACCGGTCGAAGAACCCGAACCGTCAGAAGCGTCTGCGAAAATCTTCGCGCGTGGCGTCTCAATGAAACGCACCGACTCGAACATTCCGATTTCGCCGTTGTAGATACCAGCGGTATCGACGTTGACGTGTGGGGCGTTCCACGATGCGTTGCCGGTTTCGCGGCGCAGATCGTAGGACACGTCCGGGTGGATGAAGCCCATGTAATAACCGTTGTAGGTTGCCACATTCTTCTTGCGGAGCGAAGCGGTCATCTTGCGGATGTCGTTCGCCGTCAGGATGTCGTCAGAACCAACCGTCGCACGGCTCGTCGGGAGGTCGTTGCCGCCTGAACCGTAGAAGATGTTCTGCGAACCACCAGCGAGCACCTCGCGCACAACCTGATCGATCGAGTCGCCAGCGTTGTAACCGATGATGTTCGCCGCTGCCGTGTCCACATCCAAGAAGGACGTGCCACGCAGCTTGGCGGTGGTGTTGATTGCGTTACCGTACTCGTAAAGGGTGACGGTGACCTGCGAGTCGCTCATTACGACTGGCGTGACATCCGTGTCCTCGGTGAGAGCGGCAGTGGCAGCCGAAAGATCGCCGAACTTGGTGAAAATCACCGAAGATCCGGGCATCGACTGGTTGGTTGGCTGAACGTCGGCCGCCTGATCGAACAGAAGTTCGCTGCGGAGCGCGAAGTACGCCAGCTGCTCATACGCCGCCTTAGAGACGTTGAGCGAACCGGTTTGGGTCTTGCTCATTTGTTATTCCTTTGTGTTAGAGGGTTTCTGCTTCTTGCCTTGCTTGGGCCAAGAGTTGCATCACCTCGTCCGGGGACTTCGCTTTGCGGATCTTTTCCGCATAATCGACCACAGGTTCGCTAGTTTCACCGTGGGTCGCAGCCCGGTTCAATCGGCCGAACGCCTCAGCGTCCTGCTCAAGTTCCTTGCGTTGACTCGGAATGTAACTAGCTTCCTCGGCAGCCTGTCGGATCGCCTCAACTGACAACTCTCCGTCGTAGCCCTTGACAAAATACTTTGCCTTCGGGTCATCAGGATTGATGCCTGCTTTCAAGAACACCAGCTCCCGCTTGGCCTTTTCGGCTTCTGCGAGAAGTTCGTCCTTGCGCTTGTTTTCGGCTTCCAGTTTGCGCAAATGTGCCCGCACCGGATCCTTTGACTGTTGGTCTACAGCGTCGTCCTCAAACTCCATGTTTGCATCTGACATGACCCACTCCTTCCGCCCACACCCTGACCGGAGGAGTCCGGGTGGCTGCTAGTTACACCCTTGTTGTCACGTTGAAGTCGGGGGTTCTCCAACGGTGTCCCCAGATAGGAACGACCGTACTATAGCACAGAGCGCTATTGGGCTTCGCCGACACCAGTGCGGAATGTGCCGGATGTTGCGCCGGTGGTGCGAGCAAACGATCCGCCTCCTTGGAACGCGGCAACACGACCAGCAGCGCGACGCTTCAGTTCCTGTTCTGCAGCGGTGTCACCAGCAAGTTTGGCGCGAACAATATCTTCTTGGCTCAACGGCGTTTCACCAGCAAAGGCCTGTGTCAGTTCTCCCAATGCACCAATCTCACCAAAGCCACGCTCAGCTTCCGCCACAGTTACACCGCGACGGGCAAGGTCTTCAGCCAAGGTTCCACTGATTTGGATACCAGCAGACTCGGCGCCTCGGGCGGCAATCTGGGCAGCGCGAACATTACGGGTAATGATCGGGGCTGCTCGCTCAGGGTCAAGGAAGTAGGCGGCCAGCTGCTCACGGCTTTGCCCCACCTCAGGATAAAACTGTCGAAGCTGGCGGAGCACCTCGGGGTCTGCGTTGTCCACTGCAGCGAACCCTTGCTCCACGCGTGTCTGCAGTTCCAGTGGCGACACATCTCCTGCGATCAACTCGGTGAAGTCGCTGGTGCGATCATAGAAACCTGATGGCATACCGTTTGCCCGCATGACGGCCCGGTACTGGTCCTCCAAAGCAAGATAGGACTGTGGGTCCAACTCTGGTAGGCCTTCAGCCAAACGGCGCTGGTTTGCAGCAAAACGCTCCTGATATTTTGGCTGTTCCCGCAAAGCAAACAGAATCGCATCTGGATTGCTGATGTCAATGCTGGGGTTGGCGATGATTTCGTTGTACGTGTAATCAGCCAAAGATTCCAAACCGTAGGTTGCCAGCACTTGGGCCATTGTTGTTCTTGCACTGGTGCGCATTGACTCCATGGACGCTTCGCGCTCCAACCGAGCCATCTCCCGTTCCTGCTGGAATATTGCCGCAAGAGAAGCAGCGAACTCCTCCGGGCTTCTGTCCTGCCTCTGGTCGCCACCCTCGGTGTCGGAAGGACCACTAGGGGTGACCGTTCCGCTTCCGCCCGGGCCAGCCAAGCCAGCAAGTTCTTGAAGATCTTGAATGTTGCTCATCGCCTACCACCGAATCCTCTAACGATACTGAAAGCAGCAGATTGCGCACGGTTCTGGGCTTCTTCCGTGTACTCCCAACCAAACGCCGGGTCGGTGCGCACAATGCGGCGAATCTCACCCGGGGCGTACCTTGTCCCGGACTCGTTCGGGTCCAAGAAACGGGAGTACTTCGGATCAGCCATGTTGACCATCTGGTCATCCATTTCCAGTTCCTGTGCTATGACCCGACGATATGGCTCAGCGATATCCGCAAGAGATAAACCTTGGTCAATCAGTTCAGAAAGATGCGGATACAACGTTTTGGACTGAGTTCGAAGCACCATCTCCACATCTTCCAAAGATCGTTCACCTGTCAAAACTTGACGTTGGATTGATTCTGGAATGTTCTTCAAAAGGTACTTTGAACCAAGTTCGTTTAGCTTCGTGGCCTGATCGCTTGCCGCTGCCATGGTTGCCCCGCCACCAGACTTGTATGCAGAAGCGTAAACAAAGTTCCTTAGACGGACGCCATCAAGGCCCAAACGTGCAGCGTTACGAGCGATCTCGCGAAACTGGTTTTCGTCCTGAACAAGCGTCCCATAGTTTTCCTTGATGGTGGCAAGGTAGGTGTCAACCTGTTGCTCTTGGTCCATCGTACGAAGCTTGTCGAACGCCTCGGACACAGATGAGGTTTCTTTGAAGTATCCGGTTTCACGCTTTTTGGCGTTGAACTGGACGGCGGTGTAGTCGTTGGTGATGGCGTCAATGAAAAGGTTTTTTACGTCTTCGCCAAAACCGCCAGCGTCACCATCCAAAAGAAAGGCATACTCTGGGTAAATCTCGCGGATACGGGCAATAACAGCGTCAACTGGTAGTTCGCGAATATTGGCGCCGTCAAACTCTTGGCGCAGCTGGGCACGGGTTTTGTCGGATCCTTCTCGGATCTTACGGTCAACGTACTCTTTGCGGCGCTGCTCTATAGATTTCTTAGCCATTAGGACTCCAAGAACTGTTGTGCGAACTGGGCGAACTTGTAAGCCTGAGCATCTGCTGGCATTTCTTCTTCAAGACGGGCCTCAGTAAAAGCCTCTGCCGTTGGCATGTTCACGTTGGTGCCGCCAGTTTGTGCTTTGATTTGTTCTTGCTGGTATGCGCGAACAAGATTCATAACCCTGTCGTCAGGCACAGAGTAACCGAGTACCGCCTGACTGGCTCGCTTGATGATGCGCTTCAAATCATCTGGGTTGTCGACACGGGCCTTCAGCCCGGTTCCCTGTCCGAGTTGTGGGTTTGCCTCTAGTGTTCGGATGGCCGTCTTGAAGTCAACACCCATAACGTTGGCTTCTGCCAAAAGGTTTGAAAAGGCGTCAATGGTGGTTGAGTCAACCACTCCAATTCGATACTTTTTGCCCAACAAACCGACCTTGTTCATTTTGGTTTGAAGGGTGGCGAGGTCTTCCCTGCTTAAAGTGGTAATCAGTTTTTCGTCGCCGTCAAAATACTTTGGTTCTACGGCCCTGTAGCCGCCACGGACAAACCCCGGTACTTCTACCTGTTGCTGGACGCTATAGCCTTTGTAGCTCCCAGAAACCGGGTTGCCGGTTTCCTTGCTAATCAATCTGGTGCCAATGTTGCCAATGGCAGACTGGGTCATGTTGGTGCTTGAATAGTCTTTATCCGGGTCGTATCCCGGGA